AAACCGACTTTCTTACTTAGTGACTGAGGTTGCTTGGCAAGAAGGCGAAGACATCTGTGTCGTAGTAAGGGAGACCAACTAATGCCTAAGTTCATGGTGAAGTATGTGTATGAACGCTGGTATGACCTCGAACTGGAGGCTTCCAGTAGAGGTGAAGCACTCGATAAGTTCCATGCTGGTGAGTTTGAAGAAGATAAGCCAAGGCTTATCGGCGGTGAACTCCAAGATTCGGTAGTGATTGAGGAGATCCCAGCATGAATATCTACGATGAGAACAACAACTGCATCGAATGCATGGAGTACATCTATGACCCACATCAACCTGAATGTAAGTACTCAGATGAATGTGGTATCTGCGACTGCAAATGGGAATCGTTTAGCAAATCTGTAAAGAAACATTCGGAGGTGAAGTAATGAACCATGGAAAACGACTCGAGAGGATAGCCAAAGCTCAAGCCAAGGCTTTGATTGAAACTCTCACTCTCCTAGATGATGAAGGTCTAGGTGATAGCGACCTTTCTGCATTGCGAGGTTCACTTCGATCATGGATTGAACACATAACTCCCATCAGAAAGGTAGATGAAAGGACATACTGCGAGGTTTGCTGTACAAACTTTGATGATGATGGGTTCGATTACCGATTCGACTACCCAATCTGCCACTCATGTGTCGAGATAAAGAAGGTGGTGCCAAGTGAGTGAGAAACTGCAACGCATCATTGTTTCCATCTATTCAAGTGATGATAACCTCCTTCGTGGAGACCTATCTCGCCGACTCGAAGGGTTGGAATGGTGGATTACTGACCGCCAATCCATTGAACTCGGTGAAGAAACAATCCGAGTCATAGACACAACCAAGTGGAAGAGTGAGGGTCAGGAATGAAGTACACATTCAATGCGGTATTCGAAACGAACAGACCGCTAACGCAGAAAGAGTTCGATTGCAACTCGATGAACCTTGGGTCGAACATGAAGATGGATGGGATGATGCCGAGTTCGACCTATCGGTTATCACCTGTGAGATGAAGGAGGGTTGATGGGTTATGTACTTTTCTTCCTTACCTTCTTCACATTCCCACTCGGCATGAGTGAGGACTCCCCCATCCTGATGATGGTTCCCTTCCTTGTTTGGATAGGGTCAATCCTCTTCGGAGGAGAAAGGTAAACAATGCACCGACTTATCATCGGTGGTCTCTTGTTGGGGGCGGTACTTCTATCGCCCCCACTCAAGACCATTGAACCAAAAGCTGAAACGGATCTCGTAGTTCAGGACATACCGGTCGTGATTCACTACGAGGACATGACCTTCGATCATCTGCCGCCAGCATGGCAGAAGCTCGCTATGTGTGAGAGCAGCGGAAGATCGAATGCTGTAGCCGGGAATCAGAAGCAATTCCAAGGCTACTTTCAAATCGAATATCCCCGGACTTGGGTGGCACATGGTGGCAAACGCGGCACACCACCGAAGAAGGCAACCCTGATGGAGCAGTTCCATGTGGCACTACACATCTATGCTGACCGAGGATCGAAGCCGTGGCCATATTGTGGAAAGTTCCTCAAGGCAGAGTACGGCAAATGATGGTACGATAACTGTAGTGGATCTGATCCTCCACTCTAGGGAAAGGCCCCCTCTTCGGAGGGGGTTCTTTCATTTACGGAAGTTATCTGTGGAGTAGAAACCAGCAGCTTTGAATATCGTAGGTGTAGCAGAATACTTTCTCACCAATGTGTTGCCACATTCTTTAGTTGGACAGTCATAATCTTCTTCAGGATCGTTGAACCCACGGACAATCTCAACTACATTGCCACAGCCCGGGCATTCGTAATCATATCTAGCCATAATAACCTCTGAACTTTCTCAACTTCTCTTCAGGTACACAATAAATCTCAGGTCTACGCCAGTCAGGTTTATCTAACCACTCTTCCTTCTTGGCTTCGGCACCCATAATCCAACCGATGAGTTCGTAGTTCGGCATACCACCACGAACAAGAACGAACTTGATGTCATCCTTTGCATCGGGTCTGACTAACAATCTACCTTGCTCATGCTTTGTGTACTTCACATCTATGTTTGGTTCTATGTCCACGCCACCTTGACCGAAAGCACCAGACCAATAGACACCTAAGTATTTGGCGACAGCGATTTCTGCACCACACCCATCAACATCAAGAAGGATTCGCTGCCAAGGATCCATGTCCTGTAGCCCACGCATCTGTTGATTCTTCATAGTAGATACATATCGTTCTACTGCTGTATTCACCGCCATCACAACCTCATATCTTTCGAGGTTGATCTTTACGCCCACGGCGTTGGCCCTCCAAGATGGTCAATAATCTTTCGTAATATCTTCTGAATCCTGCGATCTACTGTGGAGTCAGAGACTCCCATCGCTTTGGCTATATCAGATAGTGTCATTGGGGAAGCTCCGTATCTGAGGTCAAGTATGTACTGTTCTTCTTTATCAAGTAGTTCAAGTGCTGATCGAATATCAATCACCATAGCAAGAAGATTGCCACCTTCATTAGGTGCTGGTGAGCGGCGTGGTTGTCCATCATCTACCTTGTCGACAAGGACAATGCCTTTAGTTTCAAACTGGAATGCAATGGGTAGGAACTCTGCAACCTTGGCTGTGTCATAGAAGAACTCATCACCTGTTGAGTAGCCAAGCATTGTTGCCTTCTCTTTACGAGAATACTTTTCAATGTGCCGGCGGAACCTCGCCATAATCTTCCGGGCTACCCACTTGGTTTCATCCTTGCTTACTGCATATGAAGCATCGAGATCCTCTTCAAGTTTAGGTCGCTGAAGTACATAGACATTCAACTCTTGAACCAGATCTTTATACTCCACATACCCAGCGAATCTGCGGTGGATAGTGTGAGAAGAGATGTTGATTAGATCGGCGAGGTGTTCCTTGGCTCGATCACTCATCGAAGTCGATACCTCCCGGCTCATCCATCTCTATGATGGCATCAATGATGAATCGAACTAGGAAATACAACGATGTAATTACAAGAATTGGAATCAAAAAAAAGAGGAGCTTCTTCATTGCTTGTTTGCTGGCCACTTCCCACGCTGAACCATCATGGCAATGATGGCGTAGTTAGCTAGATCTTTGAATGAATCTTCGATTGGTTCATGCTGTGGCTTACCATCACCGAATGCAAACAGGTTCTTCAAGCGTTCAAACTTGTCACCCATACGAACGAGTAGCCCATTCATTGGGCCACCGAATGCATTGTTGATATTGCCCGGGCCGTAATCCCTCTGCTTGCTTATGAGAAGATTGCCAAGTTCATCGATGATATCCCAGACATCGGTGACGAATTGATTCATCTCCGGATCGGCGGCACTTGAACTGTTATCTCTAGGCCCGAAGGTAGATTGCTTACCTTTATCACCTTGAGGCCAAGCCTTTCTAATGAGGTCATCAAATTTTGAATTGTCTCTTGGTTTTCCATTAGTCATCTAGCCCTAACCTCTTTCGTAGTCCTTCTAATCCTTCTTCTAATACAACAGAGTTAACATCAGAGCCTTGTGGCAATGGTATCAGTTCTGCGTGTTCGACTTCTTGTAGTACCTTCTCGGCGAGTTCCATACCCGGATTGCTACCATCTTTCTTTCCTTCGTCATTATCTGCAAGGACAAGTACTCGTTTGTATCCTGAGAACAATCTGTTGAAGTGTGGTCGCCACGCTTTGACACCCGGTACTCCAACTGAAGGCAACAGTTGGCTGGCAATAACTGCATCGAGTTCTCCTTCGCAGATTGCAACAACATCTGAAGCTTTCTGTAGATCGATTGCATTGAAGAGTCTTGCTGGCTGATGCATTGGAGCCATGTATTTAGGGCCCGGAGATCCATCAACTCTTCGGAACTTGAATCCTGCCACCCCATTGACAACTCTGTATGGGATGGATAGCCAACCGATAAATTGCACATGGCTAGGATCACAGTCGACTGGTACGGTGCCTAGCAGATGAGTCTCCGCCAGTTCTTTTCCGAACCCTCGACCCTGTAAGTAAGCCACCGTCTCTTCGCTTATCTTTTTGTGATAAGTCGATGCCAGATCGTTTAGCAAT